GGGGTCGACCAAATCGCGTATGTGTTGGATCTGCTGAAGAATGACCCATTCAGCCGTCGCATCCTACTTTCAGCATGGAACCCAACTTGTCTGGATGACATGGCGCTACCTCCATGTCATGTGCTGTTTCAACTGTATGTCACAGAAGACGCGGATGGAAACAGGTACCTAAGCGGGCATCTGTACCAACGCTCACAAGACTACTTCTTGGCTGCAAATTATAATCTTGTATCTTATACCGTACTGCTATACATTCTTGCTAAAAAAGTAGGATACTTTCCCAAAGAGATGATCGTTAGTTGGGGTGATGTACACGTGTACAGCAATCACGTCGAACAAGCACGCACTCAGTTGACTCGTCAACCGCTACCTCAACCCATCCTTGAGCTTGATGATAGCATCGCGGACAAAGATATCAACGACATCACTATCGATGATTTCGAGCTGATTGCGTACCATCATGCTCCCCCGATTAAAGCGTCTATGGCTGTGTAAACTGGGTATTTCTATTCATCAATTCTAAATCTGCAGATGGAGAAGACAAAATTATCATAAAACACGATATACCTATACGAATTTTGTCGGGCAAGAAATTATTACAGTTTGTGTTCAAAGATGAATATGAGTCTGTAATAAATACTTTAAAAAAACAAATACATGTGTATTTGAAACAAATCTAATCTGATAGCACAGATTCTAAAGATTTCGCAAGATGATAAGCAAACATAACTGGAACGGCGTTACCTATCTGTTTGTATTGTTGTGCTAATGAACCAACAAATTCGTAATCATCTGGAAATGTTCGTATCCTTGCATACTCCCTAATTGATAGCGGTCGTGTTTCCAATGGATGGCATCTCTCTGTTTGCTTTTGACAGGGCGATGTAGTTAAAGTAAGGCATGGTTCATCCATTGATAATCTCCTAGCCATTCCACGTTTGCCTCCACCTGACTCTATACTTTTTCCCATATAAAGTTTTTGAATATCAGGTGGAAGATTTACCCAACATCCTCCAGGTGGAACTAGCTCCATTATTTGCTTTTTGTTTTCGGGATAAGTATATCCTCGGCTATCAGGACAATTCACAAGAACATCTTTTAACAACAACGTATTGTTGATTGGAACAGGAAACTCATATTCTTTGTTGAGGTCTTTTCTTACTCCAACTATTATTATTCTCTCTCGTTTTTGAGGCACTTCATAGTGGACGGCATTTAATACTTTGTATGTTATATTGTATAGATTTGATTGATTCAAATTTCCAATCACCTTTTGGAGAGTTCCCCCGTTATCATGAGTCTTTAAACCCTTCACATTTTCAATCAGAAAGACTTTGGGTTCAAGTTCATTCACAAGTTCATTGAATTTTAAAATGAGGTCTCCACGTTTGTCATCCAAACCTTTACGTTGTCCGGCCTGACTGAAACTTTGGCAAGGTGCGCCCCCCATCAAAACATCAACTGTTCCTTTGTATTCCGTAAGGTCTAGATCATTCATGTCGCTGCAACTAATCTTCACATTGGGATGGTTTTTCTCCAATGTTTTGCAGCAAACTTTGTCAATTTCATTTAGAAGTATTGGATGAAAACCTGCTTTCATGAACCCATTACTCAAACCACCACACCCAGAACATACTTCAATAAATGTATGACCCATTGAGTTATTCGATGAAGTAATGTTTATATGTATATTTGCTCAATTTTATAGATTCAACCATGTGTCCAGATTGGTCCATATCAATTCTTGTGTCTACATTGTTCAGCAGCTTCTAAGAACTTCTCTGGGTCAGAGATAAGTGGACCGAGTGTATCGAATACGAATGCTTCTGGCAAATCCCACCACTCAACTGCTATAAATCGTTTGATCAGTTCTTCGTCAAACCTGTGTTTGACTATGCGAGCAGGATTTCCAGCCACGACGGCATATGGTGGCACGTCTTTCGTGACTACGCTGTTGCCCGCAACCACTGCACCATCATGAATGATTACGCCACCATATATGTAGGACTCATCTCCAATCCAAACATCGTTTCCAACAATTGGAACGCTCTTGATGTTTTTGTTCTCTGGTGCTTCCGGTGATAACCCAAACTCTTTCAAGGGATATGTAGTTGCATACTTGATGTTGTGATCGCCGTCTACAACAAATTTGCAGCTCCCTATGCTGCTGTACTTGCCCACTTTGATAGTGCTCGGTGTCCTGTAACAACGTATTTCCATATCATCAGAAGCATACGAGTTTTTGTCCATCTCTAGTTTTGCGTACCATCTGGGCAAAATGAACTTTCCAAAGCAAAACTTCATCGTGTGTGAATACGATTTCAAAGGCTTGTGATGGGGAAATTTCAACATTATAATAGTTGCGTCACACTAAAATATCGTAAGCAACCCGCACAAAAAATTGATATCAACCATATAAACAAAACATTACAACAAAGTCAAACCAACATGATCATCACAGTCGACGGCCAAATTGGTTCTGGCAAGAGCACCATATTGGAATACCTTTCACAAAACTTGGATGCTTCGAAATATGTCATCGTTCAAGAAGATGTGTCTGATTGGACTGCGTTGAAAGACAGCAACAACCGTAGCATATTTGAGCTGTTCTACTCAGACATGAAAAAGTATTCGTACGTGTTCCAGTCATTTGTCTTGTTCAGTCGCATGCAACTCTTATTGGATGCGAAACAAAAATATCCCCAAAAAACTATCATATGCGAAAGGAGTTTTATGACGGACTTGGAGATCTTTGCCAAGTCGCTTTACGAACAGAACAATTTCTCTGACATAGAATGGGCCGTGTACGTCAAGTGGCATAAGCTAGCTCAAAGCATCATCGATGTGAAGCTGGATGGCATCATCTACATACGATCGTCACCTGAAGTGTGCATACAGCGCATCCAACAACGAGCCAGAGAATCTGAAGATGCCATCGATGCTTCCTATATCCATCTCATCCATAAGAAACATGAAGAGTGGTTGATGGATCCCGCGCGCAACACTCTGCCAATGATGGTCATCGATGGCAACCGTTCAAAAGCCGACCTACAAACAACCGAAACCCTGACCGACATTGAAAACTTTATTCAAGGCATCGAAGGTCATGATGCGCAACGTGACTTTGCATAATAATTGCTGTTATATAAACCTAATTTATAATCATTGCTTGATTTTACCAATGTTGTGCTATATGCGATAACGAGGATCAAAAACACTACAAAGGCAATATATTGAAGGATAACCGATACTGGTTCATCATCTTGTTTATAGACGTCCAATGATACAGGTATATTCATAGCTATTTTTCGTGCTGCTTCATTAGCGTTTTTGATATTGTTGATGATTGTGATCGGATTTATTTGTGCAAACACGATGAAGAGTACTGCTACACAGATAGCAATGATGATGAGGTTGATAGTGATGTCTGTCCATGGGAAAGGCATTTGGATGTTTGTTCCTTCGACCAACAAGTTGCATTTATCGAGCGAGTCCACGCTTGCGACAAGACGCTCATACAATTCGTGGACATCAGAAGCAGATATACCAACCGTTTGGATGGGTGTATCGGGTGCGTAATTTTTGTTTTTCCTAGTGATGAACTTTTGCATGTCATGCACCTTAGCATTTAGCTCATCCAAATTACTTACGAGAGAATCGCCATTTTGTTCTAGAATATCCCTATTGTACTGATGTAATATGCTATTTTTTTTGTGTTGTGACGTGACGAGCACGATGACGAATGCTATGCATATACCAGGTACGACAAGGAACATTTTTGATCTTAGATCGTTCCACTTGGCTGTTGAAGTCGCAATATCTGCTAGATTGTAGGTTACGAACAGCAAATATAGCAGTATCGCCGCAACGCTTATGTGTGCAATGAGTATTGTTTGTTGCTGTAGTGTGCGCTGTTCCTCCAAAAATGGATTTTGTTCGGCTGACAGGTTTGCTGCAACGCCCCTTTTGACAGACATGTACAATTGCGTCGCTACATTATCTATGGTGTCGACAGAATTCACCATGTCTTGATATTGCGACAGTGTCATGGAACCAAATTCATCCGCAAATTGTTGTTTGGTTACGTATTTGCTAGGAGTGTTTGGCACACCGACGGGCTTCACCGCAACTTTGGACTGTACTGTCTCGAGTATAGCCACAACATTGCCTTCAATTGCTGCGTACGTGGCGAATCCATAAATGTTCGTCAAGTTAGTCTTGATGAAATCATAATGTTCGGCAAGCACCAATTTTGTGTTTTTTTGCATTATCAATGTTAATTCAGAAACCATCGCAGGTGTCATCTTGACGAATACATCCGCAGGACTCATATGGGATCCTGTGGATGATAGCATTTGCTTGTACATGGTACAAACTTGTTTGTTGGGATCACAACTAGCAATGTTGTCCAAAGCAATTGCTGCGTCTGACATTTTTAAGACGCAGTTACCATCCGTGTCCACAGTTGAAGCAATACACTCGTTGTTCTGATCACACTGTTCAGTACACTTCATGTCAGGATTGGCCGTTTTAATATCCCATACCTTACTTGTCGGTTCAGCAATCAAGCCACCCCCTTCTACATAGAAACTTGTCTTGATGTCGTCGCCCTTGACGAGCAACACGTCGTCTTCAGACTTTGTTAAAACATAACCCTGTGCTAATTTGTTGCTGTACTTGGAGCATTTCTTGCTGGGAATGTTGAATGCTGCCACTACACAACGATCGTCCAGCTCACAATTAAACATGCATGTAGCATCGTCTTGTGCGATGCCATTCGCATCGATACTTGTCATCGTAGACTCTTGCTGGACCTTCAATCCAGCCAAGCTGATGAGAGCCGACTTGACGTTGAAAACTGGGATAACTTGATCCATGATGACCTTTTCAGCGGCTTCTTTGCTCATGGAAGCTGACTCGATATTGCCCATGTCTTTATCTACGAGAACCCTCAACGAACGGGCTTGGTCTAATAGTTCTTTGAGCATGATCGTGTTGTCTGCATACGACAACAACGACTCAATGTGATCATGATAAGTAACTTTACCATCCGGAGATGCGAATTTTGTCAAAATTCCATGCTTTGCTGAACTCACGACTTTAGCCCAATCTGCTGTTTTCATGAGTTCCGATACTTGAGGATAGTTGGTTACAGTGCTTCCAGATTTTGTGCTGACTTTGGAGACATACATATCGTACAATGCTTTGATTTCCCGTCTAGATGTGCTAGTCACGGGTTCATTGAAAGAATGCTTCAGTGCATAGTACATGGCGACTCCGTTGGAACTGCTGAAATCATCGAATTGAGATTCAGCGGGTATTTCTACTTTGGTAGAACCTTCGTAATCATTTGCCGAGTTTATAGTTGTGTGAATCCATGATGTGGCCAAACAATTTAGAGCAGTCACTGCAATCGCTCCCATAAGACATGTTTTCGTGTTCGATACAACATCGCTGCCTTTCAAGACAGCATTTGTACAGTATCCAATAATGATAAGGCAAAAGATTATGTCGAGAGTGATGATAACCCAACGTGCAACTTTTGCTCCACGTTGCTTTGATGCAGACTCACGGATATACATCTGTTTGTTCAACTCATACTTGTGACGGTTCATGATAACCCTTTCCAAATATGGTATTACCTCGTGTTCATCGGTACTCAATGCTTGAAGATAACTATTCATGTCACCATACCTAGCAAATTTTGTCTTCAAAAAGTCATTTATGTCTTTCAAGTAAAAAATGGATGACTTTACGTAAGACATACTATTATATTATTTGAAGGTTTTTATATTTTTCTCATTAAATACTAATGGCAGACAAGGCTAAATCGCTCGCCGACATAGGCAAAATCCAAAATCGTAATTGGGTCTTGTTGATTGTGATAATATTGATCGTCTTTTTTTTCACATGGCAGATATACATAAATATGAAGGCTATTTGGAGGGTATGGAGCGAATACTCGAGTAATGAAAAAACTACAAACATAAGTAAAATGAATGTTGCCGATAATGATGACGAAACGTACGATGCTCCGGCAGGCTTCAGCGAACAACCCATTTCTACAACAAACAACGCCAATATATCTAGTAGCATCACAAAGCTTAAAGAACAACACAAACACTACAACACAGCCCTAAAACAAGCTAATCCCAATTCCGGTGATGTGGTGGACGAACGAATTCTTTCCGCCGATCATGATAATTATTAGTCTCTCATTGAGTGCACTAATGCTTCCAAATCATCTACTTTTTTTATCAGCGATTGCAATGCCCCCATGGACACTGCCATCATTTGTGTATAGTCGATAGTGCGGAAATCCGGTGATTCTTTGCCATATACAAAGACTTGTTGTTGATCATATCTCGTCGTGTCGATTACATACGTGTCGGCATCCACGATGGCAAGCACGCGCACGACATCCGCCACGTCGTTAAACACAACTTTTAGACGGTCGTTGGCTTTTAATGTACAACATTGACCTGATAAACTCATGTGGTTGCCATGGTGTATAGTGGCCATAGCAGAAATGTTCGGCAAGAAGTCGGTGACATGCTGAACAAGATTACTATCGCGGCTTTCGACATCATGAGCCATGAACCCATACTTGAGTTTCTTGTTGGGATCATAATCAAGATTGTATGTCACCAGCGTAACATTCTTGGCAAAGTCCGTACACGATTCCATGTTCAGAGCCTGTACGTTCGTCTTTACTCTCACATCCGAAGTCATCAAGAAATCGTCTGACCTTACAGCACCTTTGACATCAACGACCAACGTACCATAAGTGCTTTGAGTGCCGAATGTCGATGTTCCAAGAACCGTTAATCCGTTACTAGCCGTAATGCTTCCGTCAAACATAGCATCCGACTTGACTTCCAAGTTACTCCAAAGCGTGACGTTACCGTACATGGTCGTGGCATTGCACATCGTCGCTGCTCCCACAACTATAGTTTTCCCTTGTATCATCATGTCGTTGGATAGGGATACATTGCTGCCGACAGTGAGAGACTTCAACACTTGACAGTTCCCTTGCACAAACACGTCATTCGAAAAAGTTGCATTGCTGCCTACTGCGAGAGTTTTGTTGATGCGCGCATGTCCCCATACGTCGATATCGTTTGACAAAGCAGCGTTGTTACCAATATACATATTACAAGAACTATACACAGATCCTTGGACATACATGTCATTTGATAAAGTGGCATTATGCCACAAATATGCGTTTCCAAAAACAGTCAAATCATTGGATAATGTCAAATTACAGCCTACATTTGCATTCCTTGCAAATCGTGCACTTCCGTACACGTCCATGTCATTGGACAACGTCAAATTGCTACCTATGGTCAAGTTTTTGTATGTACTCTGATTCCCAAGTATGTCAACATCATTGGAAACAGCCATGTTGGATCCGACGTTGACGTTTGTGACGGCATACAGATTACCATACACCGTCGCATTGTTGCATAGCGTCGCACTCTTCCACATCCATGCGTTGCCAGAGACGATCAAGTCATTGGACAACGACACATTGCATCCCACATTGAATGAATTGAATATCATCCCACTTCCACGAACAGTTACATCATTAGATATGGTCACCGCGCCACCTACATTCAAGTTGTGATAACCACGCATGTCCCCCAAAACATCTAAATCATTACATAGAGTCGTATTGCTTCCAACAATCAAGTGTTTACCGATGCTCGCATTGACTCCCACCGACAACTCATTCGACAGCGTCAAGTTGCTCCATAAGTACGAGTTTCCACTCACAGTTAGGTCATTAGAGAGCGACAAATTGCTTCCTATGTTGGCATTCTTGTACATGCGAGCGTCACCTTGTACGTCAAGGTCGTTAGATGAATATATGTTGCATCCCACATTCAAGCTTTGCGAGATTCGACCACTTCCAAGCGCCGTAATATCATTCGACAATGATACATTGCTTCCCACATTAAGCGCTTGAGCAATGCGGGCGCTACCTAACACGCTCAAGTTGTTGGACGATGAAACATCTCCATTCACCACGACGTTGCTATTGATATATACACTTCCGTTGACTACCAAGTCATTACACACCGTCGCATTGCGCATCATATATGAGTTCCCGAAAACCAAAATATCATTGGACAAAGACAAATTACTACCGACGTTGAGCGACATGTAAAAGCGACCGTTGCCTAGAATGTCGGCATCGTTCGACAACGATAGATTGCATCCTACGCTCACACTTTTGCACACTCTTGCAAAACCCTGTATATCTATGTCATTGGAGAATGCTGCGTTGCTACCGACATTAAGCATGCTTGACAAGTAAACAG